GACGTAAAAAAGTACAACACCTGTTTTGGTCAATAGCGCAAGTCAAGCGTTGCGCTACCCCAGTACCAGATGAGTTCACAACTAATAGCTTAGTCAAACATCATAAAGCTATGTGCAAGGTTGCGAAGCCCATCACTGAGGATTTCATGAAACAATTCGCGTCCAAATTGGGACAGATTGTAAAACATATGGACCAAGGTTATGATCAAATTGGCAAGGTACACCAGTACTCCACAAACGCATGCATCGAAAACAGTCGTTGCAAGGGTGGTGCCAGTTATTATCTCCAAACACTCTTCAATGGTATTACGTTCGCAAGTACCGTTCCATACAGTGACGAGAAGGACAATGCTGATTTATCTACTATAAACGATTATGTAGATGACTCAATCAGCCCGTTCGAACGTCTTCGTAGGGAACGATATGTTCAAGAACTAATGTATGGGCCTGATCCGACTAGGAATGATCTCGATTTTTCAAAAGATCTCGAGATTCATGACTACGCGATGGATGGTTCCTACCCTGAAGATTGCATCTCAGATGCTGAATTGCTGATTCAATTAGCGAGGAAGTTTGATGAAGATTTAGATCACGATGTGCATCAACAAGTGCAAGCCGATAAGTCGGCTGCTGCTCAGGTTGACAACACTCGAGGTGATGATTATGATGATGATGATGATGGATGTCGTTCGAGACGTTCATCTCGTCGCACGGATGACGATATCGAAAAAGTTCGATATAAGCATTGGGACGAAGAAGCACTAGGTTCGATTGAACAGGCTGTTTGGAATGTTAAAAACCGAACGGCTCAACTCACTGATGCCGAGATGCTTAGCCTTAAAAAAGCTAAGCGCCTTGGTACCTTTGATCATGTTAATCGTATTATGGGCGATTGTCTATTCTGTGAGCCTGAGCTGCTCAAGATGGACTTTTGTCCGTACCTAGGTGTTACGTCACGCTATGGTTATCCAAACCCTACCCTTTCTGAGCTTTTGAAGCTATGTAAAGGTCCCGCATTGCTTACCGCGAACGAGTTCGTTGGGGAGAGCATTGGTAATGTAGAGGGTTACTGCTTCACTAAGCCTTATGCTGTTTGTGAACCACTCAAGGTTCGCGTTATAACGGCAGGACAGGCAGCTGAATATGCAGCGTGCAAGGGGATTCAGAAGTTCCTCCATAAATCACTAAAACGATTTGCCCAGTTCAGGCTTATCGGTCAACCAAATAATCTCTTCATTATGGACGAGTTCCTACGTAAAGGCCGAGGGCCTAATACGAAGATCGCCAGTGGAGATTTTTCAGCAGCAACCGACAATGTCAAGATTGAACTTACGAAATTAGCTTTTGAAGCGATTCTCCAGAAGTTACTTGACAGGAAATTGGTCAGTAAGACGCATGCTGATGTAGCTCGGAAAGTGCTATACGAACATATTGTCATATATC